GTTGATTTTGGAATTCAAATAATAAATTATTATCTACACCACGACTTACACGAAATGGTTTTGCGTACACTATTTTTGACCTCTTTGTATCAAAGTCTGACTCGACTTCACTGATTATTACGCGAGCGTTTTGTTGGTATAAATATGCCTGAGTCGAGTACATTTTTGATTCACCTAAAGTATTTATGAGTATTGAACTATTTGAAAAACTAGATGAAAAATATCCTTTCATCTCTGTTTGCCGTTATGCGGGGCAAGAATATCTTGGAATAATCCAAAACAGAGATTCAACTATAACCACTATATACGATTTTGGAGACATTGTAGATCCCGACCTTAAAGTTGAATTTTTAGAATTAGGCAGTACATGGTGGTGGGAATCTAATAGAATGATCCCAATTAATATATTCTTAAAAAGCGAGTGGGAAAAGTTCAGGCCATATTTAAAGACATTTAACAACAAAGATTTACAATTATTGCATGGACCTGAATGTTGCTTGTCTGAAATTGCAGCAAAAAAAGGAAAGCGGCGGTCAATTACTCTCGTCAGAAAAATGGATTAGTTTCATATGCAATGATACAAGATGTGCATAAGCGATCGCATGGCTTTTCTTGAATGTGTATCCGCTATCTGTTGATTCCCACACAGTTTTTGCTACTTCTTTCCATGTTTTTCCAATAAGATGTTTTTTACCGGGGCGTATTATAGCCAAAAACATTGCTAATCGCTCTATTGAATTTACTGGCTCTGGCATTTTTTGTAAGTTATAAAAATGATTGCCAAGATGAACAGTTTGTTGAACAAAATCTTTATCTTCTAATTTTTCCCACGGTGTAGTTTGTTTTAATAACTGTTGATAATGCTCAACATCTTTTATAAGTGAATATACATAAACATTAAGGAAATCAATTTTAAAATATCCTCGATCTTCTGCTAGACGATAGTCAATAGCCGCACAATCATTGACCGGATCATATGGGATATCAGTTACGTATACACCTGAATTATGTTTTTGGGTTTCATTGTTATTTTCTTGTCTTGCGGGAACATGCTTGATTAACTCAAGGATCACGTTTCTATTCGCAAAATCAATGTCAACATCTGCTGTCATTTACCATCCAGCCTCTTTTAAGATTTCTTGCACATATAGTTGATCCGAAGAATACTTTGAAAATCGTCTTTGCCAATACTCTGGTTCTATCCACGACCAAACAATAGATATTTGTTCAGCGTTGAGTTTGTCTAAAAATTCTTGTCCGCTTTGGCAATTATACAAAACCCACGGACTTATTCTTCCTGTTGTTATAGCATAACAAACTTTGTTGGGGTTTCCATAACGCAATATATCATGTGGTGGGCATTTTGTTTCTTCACCCCATTCAATACTATATTCTATGGCACGTTCTAATGCATCTTTTGATGCTTCTGTGCGAAGATAATTATAAAGGTATTCAGTGTAAATTTTATCTTTACACCAATGATCTAATTTCTTATTATTATCGATAACCCAATCTATAAAACGATTTGTGTTGATAGCCCGAATTCTTATCAGATAGTAACCAAATTTTACAAATGCACGGTAAAAATTACTTTGTACAAAATCATCAAATGTTTTTAATTTAGCAGATCCCTGCGTTTTTTCATAAAATTTCAGATAAGCATTAAATCCAAGTTGCACGCCTTTATGATTCTTATCTTGGTACCTGCGTTTCATTTCACATAAGTGAACTGCAAGAGTCGACTCTCTTGCATAACTTTTTCCACAATATTTACAAGTATACCCAGACATTATTCACCAAATTTCTTTTTATATTCAGAAATTTCTTTTTTATCAAGTATGTTAGCAAGCGTTTGTAGATCGCCTAGTTTTGCTGTTGGAAATAGTTCTCTCAACTCTTTCATTTTTTTATTTTCAGACGAATCTTTTTTCTTTTGTGATATCCACGTGTGTCTATAAACCCCAAGGCCCGGACTAATTGTTGATGCACAAAGCCATTGTAGTTTTGGGTGTTTATGTATATCGAAGAAATTTTTGTTTAATCGTTGATTTGTTGCGTGCAGATAGTATTCCTGTAGTTCAGGTGAGCCTTGTACTGAACTGCCCCATCTAATCATTAAATAATTTGAAAACTTTTTCTTTTCTTCATCATTTAAATCGTCATAAAAAGTTCTGCTCTTTTTATCGAGCATGTTGATTTGATGTTGAATGGTAAGTTTAGGACTCTGTGCTTTACCATGCATTTCGATAATCAACTACCTCACAATTTCTGCTAATATCTTTGGCAAAATAAATGCAACGGGGATTGTCGCCAGATTCAATTGGAACACAAAGGATTTGTCCATTTTTAAGTTTTGGTGCATACCACGTTACCTCATGATAAACATCAACAATTTCTACATCAGCAAATTCTGCACTAAAACTTGAAAGAGGGTTGAATAAGAAAGTACGAAATCCTCTATCATTAATTGATGTCATTGGCAGCATTTCAAGGTCACCCAATTCTTCTTCTCCAATAAGAATATGCCAGTCCATAGGCATCTTTACAATCTTATCATCAATACGCAAGACTAATGCTGGTGCATTAAAACTTTCTAAAAAGATAAGAGGAATAAAAAAGTAATCAGGATTAGCGGGATCTGAATTATCTAGAATTGCAAATCGTATGTCATCAATTTCTTCTGGAATAGTGTCTAATTCGTATGCACCGTCTTCAAGTGTTAATATTTTCATAACTTTCTATTATACTACCTATATATTGTCAAAGTCAAGATTTACTTTAATCTTGCCAATTTAGTTTTTCTATAGAAAAAGGATACTGGGCTTCTTTATAGAAATTTTTACGTTTTGTAAGATGCCGTTTTGCAAATTTGCAAGTTGATGTTATATCCCAAATTTGAACATAATCTTTATCTTCAGCCTTACGAATTCCTCGACCGATAGACTGAATAACTCGAACAAAACTTTTACCCGGTTCAATAAGAACAAGATTAAAAATTCTAGGGAGATTGATTCCTACTGCTGCAACCCCATATGTGGCAATAATAATTTTACCTTCAGAATCTGCAACTTGATCGTAGTGGTCTTGCCTATCTGTCGCCTTGGTTTTTCCTGAAATAAAAACTGAATTATCTAGCCGAGACTCTAATTCTTTTCCTGCAGAAACTCTGTCAACAAGCACAAGAACATTGCCTGATTCCCTAGCCTGTTGAATAATTTGACTCATTGTGTCTAATCGATTGGGCTCCTCAAGCAAATACTTTAGTTCACTTTGATAGTTATTATATTCTACATAATCTATCATTTGAACAATATTAACATGACAATTAGCAAGAACGCCACGATCTTGCAACTCAGATGCCGATAATTGTGACTCCACAGGACCAAGACTTACGTGCAATGCTTGATATGCATAATCCTCTTTTGGTACTGTTCCCGTCAAACCCCATCGAATTGGAATGTGTGACATTGGTCCTGTTAAAAGTGTCTTCAATGCATCTGCTTTTGCACTATGTACTTCGTCAACTATTACACAAATAACACCTTCTAAAAACTCATCGATTGATATATCGGCGGTCTTGTTTTTTGTATTTTTTAAAAGTCCATTTAGACTTTGCCATGTACAAATTGTATGTTGGTATCCAAATTCTTTTCTATCGCCGTAAAAAACACCAACATCAAGACCCATATTGCGATAATCTTTTTCTGTCTGTGTTACAAGACTTTTATTTGGAACAATAACTACACCACGTCCATATAATTCAATTTGATGACTTAACGCTGCAGTCATTATTGTCTTGCCACTCCCAGTAGCTATTTCTTGAATCGATTGTGGGTTTTTTAAAAAGTTATTAATAATTTCCACTTGATAGTCACGAAGGACTACCGGTTCCCCTGCTGCAGGATGACCTTCTGGCCATTTTTTATTTGAGAATGTTTGCTCATCAACCGCCGTTAAGTCGTAATCTACTTGATAAGAACGACGATCATCGACTGCAATTTCATAGTTTTCTTCTACAAGAACGGGTATGATCTCTGGTAGCAAATTAACAAAAGATGAACCACCCAGTTGGAAAAATGCTACTTTACCATCCCAGCGGCCCAATCGGACCGCTGGCATATATCGTGCACCCGGTATTTCATATTTGAATTTATTAGTTAATTTT